GAGGACACCTCTACTCTCACTGCAGAGAATGAGGAGGAAACGAAGTCTTCCAAGCTCTTCGACCCTTTGAATCGGCGCCACCACCTCGTGGTCCTGCCTAAGTCCTCTGCGGCTCTTGAGCGCCTCTTTGGACTCATTACTCGATCTTTCAAGGACGGCTTCTATCGATTCCCTCGAATTGACCACGCAATGCTCAAGGAAGCTGCGAAGGGCGACTTTATTGTCTCGACTGCCTGCATCGGCGGCGAGGTGAGCTGGGCAGTCCTACGTGAGCTGCAGACTACAAAGTTTGATGATCTGCACTGGTCTCTCCTCGATGACCCCCACCTTATGGACCGGGCGCTGGTTGGTGTCGGCAACGTATGGGACCGACTTACCGATGCAGTCGGGAAGGAGAATGCCTTCCTTGAGCTCCAGTTCAACAAGCTTCCAGTCCAGCACCTTGCAAATCGAGCTATTATCGAATTTGCAAGGCGGAATTCCATCACTAATCAAATCATCACCACCTGCGATTCCCACTATGCTCGCCCCGACCACTGGCGTGAGCGTGAAATCTACAAGAAGCTGGGCCGCCTCAACTATGAAGAGCTCGATGCAAAGGCTATCCCAGCTGGCATTGAGGACCTGAAGTGCGAGCTCTATCCAAAGAATGCCGAGCAGGTCTGGGATACCTACCAGAACACCCGTGGCGATGCAGCCTTCTATGACGATGAGATTGTCTCGCAGTCTATTGAGAGGACCTGGAGCGTTGCACACGAGCTCATCGGAGACATCAAGCCTGATACCTCTCCGAAGCTTCCAAGCTACACCATCCCTGAAGGAAAGACTGCTATGGAGGCCCTCATTGAAGCCTCTAAGGCAGGACTAATCTCCAAGGGTCTCCACAAGAACAAGGAATACGTCGAACGCCTGAAGTATGAGCTGGGTATCATCAAGCAGAAGGACTTTGCAGCCTACTTCTTGACTATGAAGGCTATCCTCGACATTGCCCGCGAGCGTATGCTGATTGGAGCTGCTCGAGGCTCTGGGGCAGGCTCTCTCGTGAATTACGTCCTCGGCATCACCAACGTTGACCCAATCAAGTATGGTCTCATCTTCGAGCGTTTCCTCTCCATCGAGCGTAACGACTTCCCCGATGTCGATAACGACGTCTCCGACCGAGACCTCCTCATCAAGCTCCTCCGAGAGAAGTTCGGTGAGCACAATGTTATTCCAATCTCCAATTACAACACCTTCAAGCTGAAGTCTCTTGTGAAGGACGTATCTCGCCTCTATGGTCTCGAGTTCGACGAAGTAAATCAGGTCACCCGAAATCTCGAACGAGACATCGACGAGGCTACCAAGGGTCTAGACCTCGAGGAAGAGGGAGGCATCGACATTACTCTTGAAGAGGCCAAGAAGTATTCTAAGGCATTCCAGGAATTCCTTGACCGACATCCTGAAATTGTCCAGCCGCTCTCCGTGCTCTTCAAGCAGAATAAGTCTCTTGGTCGACATGCTGGTGGCGTCATTGTATCTGAGAATATCGGCGAGCGGATGCCGCTTATTACCTCCAAGGGAGAGCTCCAGACGCCTTGGGTAGAGGGCATGGCTTACAAGCACCTTGAGAAGTTCGGCTGGATTAAGTTTGACCTTCTTGGCCTTGAGACTCTCCGGATTCTCGAGCGCTGTATCGAGCTCATCCTGAAGAACCAAGGAAAGGAGAGGGTCACTTTTGCAGATATCCGAGAGTGGTATGAGGAGAACCTCAATCCAGCAACTATGAATCTCGACGACCAGAAGGTCTATGAGAATGTCTATCATCGTGGAAACTGGTGTGGAACCTTCCAGTGCACCAATCGAGGTGCCCAGTCCTTCTTCAAGTCTGCAAAGCCTCGAAACATTGAGGACCTCGCAGCTCTAACTTCTATCTATCGCCCTGGCCCTCTTGGCGCGAAGGTCGATAAGGTCTACTTGAAGAACAAGGAGAACCCTGAGGAGATTGTCTGGAAGCATCCAACTCTCAAGAAGCTCCTCGAGGCTACCTACGGCTGCGTAATCTTCCAAGAATCTACGATGGCCATCTGTCACGAGGTTGCAGGCTTTCCGAAGGAGGAGCTCAATAAGGTCCGAAAGATGCTCAAGCCAAATGCAGCTGGAGATGCTGCCAAGGCAATGCTCGACCTGAAGGAGAAGTTCCTCAAGGGCTGCGTAGAGAATGACCTGAAGCTTCAAGATGCAGAGGAGCTGTGGGAGGTCATCCTCAACTTCTCACAGTATGGTTTCAACAAGTCGCACGCTGTGGCATACTCTGTCCTCTCCTACTACTGTGCATACCTCCAGACCTACCACGAGAAGGAATGGATTTGTGCCTACCTTGATTCGACTTCCGGAGGCAAGAAGGCACCTCAGGCCCTCTCTGAGGTCAAGAAGCTCGGATACCGAGTTGTTCCGCCCGATATCAATCTGGCAGAGCGCTCCTGGACTCTCGTTGGAGACAAGGACCTTATGCCTTCCTTCTACACTCTAAAGGGTGTTGGAAAGGCGGCCGTGAATGAGATTATGCAGAACCGTCCGTATCGAGACCTCAAGCACTTCTTCTGGAACGAAGACGGAACTTGGAAGCACTCTAAGTTCAACAAGGGTGCCTTTGAGACAATTATCAAGATGCGAGCTCTTGGAACTCTCGATGCCGTAGGCCCTGGTAAGATGTTCGCATCCTATCGTGAGCTCTATGATGTCCTTACCTCTGGCTACAACGACTTGAGGAAGGTCCTAAAGAAGGAGCCAAAGTATGGCGAGAAGTGGTTCGACAAGAAGCTCTTGGAGCTTGATAACGGACCTGAGTGGCCCCTGAGCACGCTTCTCTCTTTCGAGCAGGAGATTACTGGAGGTTTCAATGTCGAGCATGCCCTACCCACCAGGATTACTTCCTGGCTGAAGGAGAAGGAGATTTCTGCCCTCGATGACTATGAGGGCCGCGACCTCTACTGGTTCTTGGTTGTCAACTCTACCGTGAAGAAGTCTAAGAACGGAAAGCCGTATCTCCTCCTCGAATGCGTGTCCTCCTCTGGGAGCATCACTAAAATTTTCTGCTGGGATGCAAAGGCTGAAGATAAGCCAGAGCCCTACTCTCTCGCGGTCGCAGAAGTCGATGGCAGCAGCAGCTGGATGTCTACTAAGATGCGAAATATGAAGCTCTTCAAGCTTGAAAATAGCCTTGAAGACTGAACAACTTCCTAACTTCTATTACAATAATGAAAAAGGTGATTGATGTCTGGTCGCTATTCAAATCTTGAGCAGTCTTTTCTTGGCGAGGTAGAGCAAATTGCGATTAGTGGAATTGACGTTGTCTCTCGAGGCTCTCTGTGCCGAGAGAAGGTCTTCACTAATATCGTCATCTATGACCCGACTGACCTTGCAATCGACTTTGCACCCAGGAATTTCAATGTAGCCTATGCAATCTCTGAGTTCCTCTGGTATCTTTCGGCGAACAGGAGCATCAATAATATTGGAAAGATGGCATCGACCTGGGGGAAGATTGCTGACCATCTCGGTGAAGTTGAGTCAAACTATGGAACTTACTTCAGGCGCCAGTGGCAGTGGGTTGTAGACGAGCTGGTCCAGGACCCCAACTCTCGGCGCGCCACGCTCTCTATTAACCAGCCTCATCACAAGGTTTCTAATCCCCAAGACTATCCCTGCACTATGTCTCTGCAGTTTCTAATTCGCCAGGGACAGCTTCATATGCATGTCAATATGCGCTCCAACGATGCTGTGTTTGGATACTGCAATGACGTTTTCAATTTCTGTCTGTTTCAACAGATGATGCTGAATGAGCTCAAGATGAGAGGGCTTTCAGTCAGCCTTGGATACTACTATCACTCTGCTGGTAGTCTACACATCTATGAACGTCATTTTCCACTAATGGAGAAGGTATGCGAAGAAATGAATGGAAATGGTGGCTTGATGTCGAAAAGGACAAGGGAGCACGAGGTGAAGCTTGTGCTTCGTCCGGAAGTGACTTGGAACTATGTTCTGGAGCGGGGGCTCCATCTCCCGCAGCAGGAAATCAGCAAGGAGGAAATTATCAAGATGACCCAAACTTTCGCAAGGAACGCGTTCCAATGAGCAATATTCTCAAAAAGGCAGATGAAATCGTAAATAACCGCTCTGAGGAAAAAGAGCGGCAATATGGTCCATTCGGCGAGGGCATGGAACGTGCTGCAAAGATTGCTTCTGGTATGACTGGAAAGGACTTTACAGCGCACGACATGTTTGCTGCGCTTGTTGCCCTCAAGCTCAGTCGACAGTCCTACAATTTCAAGGAGGATAACCTCTTGGACGCAGTTGCATACATCGGTGCTTGGCAGAATTACATCAACCAGAAGGAGAACGCAAAGTGAAAGTAAGCATCATTCGTGACGTTAAGACCCCAACTCGTGGAACGCCTGGCTCTGCAGGAATTGACTTCTATGTTCCAAACTCTCTGAAGGATATTGGAGTATCTGGAAATTGTGAGG